TTTTCATTCGCTTCCCGCAAGCGACGAAAGAAAGAATAGGCAAGTTTTAACGTCTAACTTCTGACAAAATCCCGCTGCTTCAAGCAACAAACATTGGGATACCAGTTGTGGAGCGTGTGAATTCCACTCCTCTATGACCTCTAATTGCTCCATACAAAAAGTAGGGCTGGTCATCATCTGGGTTTTCGAATTTCTTTGTGTAATGAAGATTATATCTGAATGCAGAGCTAGAAAAATCCAATCCATAAGTAATCGGTGATAAGTCATTCTTCAAAAATATCATCTTTTCTATACGGATTTGTTCTTCTACAGACACTCCAAATTTTTCTTCCATTAACAGTCTCGTAGCAATAGGAGGAACCAAATTCGCCATTTCTCGAATTTTACGTTCATCTTTTGAGCACTCCAAAAGCAAATCTCTATCATATGCATTGACATGTCGCATGTCGGCAACTCCTCGAATATCAATCGATCGAGTGAGTTCCAAAACTTTGCAGCCAAGCGTGGTAAAGATGGGGGCACCAGGGTACTGGTAAATCAAGGAGAGTGCACAGCACCTTAACAATGCTAGCAGTTTGACATCCTTAGACTTAGCATACCGCCCTGATAACCATCCAAACGAGCAAAGAACTTCGTGGGGATTACTTATATTAATGAGATCTTCCGGGGAATAAATGAGGCCACAAAAGCTAGCCTCGGATAATTCATCAAATGTTTCACACTTAATGTCAAATCCTATCCTGGCAAAGTCCTCTTTTGTAGGGCACCTGCCATCCTTCATGTTAGAGAGACTGTCATCTCCCTCCACTACTGATTCCGGTTTTCTCAGGCCGAGTTCTTCACATATGAACTCTAATAACATCAAATTGGTGAATCCATTACCAAGTGATGTGCACATGTCTCCAGACATTCTTGTGGCCTTTACAAATGCGGTGAAATACTTGAACTTACATACGTTCGTTCCTGTCAAGGCTTCAGAGACCACCTTGAACCATAATCCACCATTTCTATGTTCTGATGTGAACCATTGATAACATACCATTTCAACTGAATCCATGATCTCTTTACGGAAGGCAGCTTCAAACGAACTATAATCGGAATTGAAGTATTTGCCCCCCAGAACACGGAGTCTCTCTTCTATGTACTTTGGTCTGTCTTTGACTGGAATTTTCTTAATAAATTCAGGTGAAGCGAAAATACGTTTTTCGATCAATCTGAAAATAGGGCCGGAGAACACCTTAAAAGAATCTAGTCTGGAGTTGATCCCTCTTGGATATTTAAATTCGGGATACTCCTCGTCCTTCATGAATGATTTATTTACATAGTATTCACGTCGGGCTTTAGGATCGGACTTATTGATAAGTTCTTCACATTTCCGAAGGTCATCTTTTCTCCACTCAGGATAGTTAGTACTATCCAGCCAAGTTTCAATTGAATCATCTTCTTCCATGCTCAGTTTACTACCAAAACGTCCGCTATCGAGTTGTTTTCTGACGAACCTCTTTAAACGTCTGAGCATTGCCCTATCTGGGCGCGGGGGTGCAGACGCAAATCTTTTCGCGACTCCTCTCGCCATAGATACAGGATCGGCTTGGTCAGGAACGGGCAGCGTAGCCTCTGCTGTCATTCCTATGCTCACTCCAACAATTGGGCGCTTATGTAAATCAGTAATAATCTCCTGATGTCCATTTTTGGTAAATGATCCTTCCTTGATTTCGGGTAATTGGGGAAGGACCACTCCAGCGTCGTCGAAGCGGTAGCCGTACCTGATCATACGGTTGCGATAGTGAGGGAGTCTTCCTAGAAATCCGACGGCATGGGAGCCCAATCGAGTCCTTGTTTCATATCTTGAAAGATATACGAAGCGACTTGAACGGTATGCTGAGCCGGATAACATCTGCGAAGAGCGTCATAACGATCGAAATTACATGTTTGAGAAGACTTTGCTGCTTGATTAAGTCTCGAATACACCGTGGTCGAATCGGCATCAAGAGTCAAAAACCTGGGTTGGGCAATCTGACTCAAGAGCTCTGGGTGTACATGAAAATCTTTCGTTCGAAGAATGAAACCGCAAACCGAGGTGACATGGGTGACTGTCGCTAAATCTCGGTTCTCATGACGAAGATCCATCATGGCGTGCACATCAGAGCGAAGGTCAGTTCGACCTCTCAAGTGTACGGCAGTAAAATATCCTCTGTGTCTAATGGAAAATTTCCCAAAACTCTGAATGAACTGCACCACTGAATTGGCTGCAATTGCAAAAGCAAAGGAAAAATACCCTCCAAAAAGATGAAGGGCCCACTTCCAATCGGAGAGGACAATGACACCAGCACTGAACACGAAAAAGATATAGAACCAGAACTTAATCTGTTTATCCATGTCGGGTACAACGATCTTGGTGGTGATGTCATAGATTAGTGATCCTTGGAAACCTTCAAAAGGAAGGTCTTGAGGGCCAGGGATGTAAGGGGGGGCTGGAATGTCCTGAAATTCGAACTGTTCAGGAGCAGGAGGTGGAATAATTGCATCTTCTTCCACTTCCTCTGGCAACTCAGGGCCAGCTCCATCTCCATCTCCAGGTTGCAACATGCCAACATGTGGAGGGGGAGGCGGAGCGCGTTCGCCAGCCAGCACCAAGCGCTCAAGCTCTACAGCCGCTTGAGCGTTTACCGTCTTGGATTTTTGTCGGTTCCGCCTCTCCTTATTCTTTTCTTTGGATCTGGCGGAAGCCTCTTTAGTTCCTTCTCTAATTTCCCCCACTCTGCGTCTAACCTCGTTGTTTGACTTAAGCTGTCTACGATCCTTCCCGATATTCTGTCGAATGACAGGGATGGCGACTTGTTGCAGGCCTAAGTCGATAGCAGCTTTAACGAGCTGGACCTCTTTACGGTGAGGGTTCTTAATGGTGGTATTCCCATTAAGAGAGTGAGCACGCCTATTGCGCTCACGACCTGAAATACTCCAGGTGTAGGTAAGTTCCCGTCGTCGGCGGACGGATAGGTAAAAGGAAACAGATTGATTTGAGTTTCTTCTGTGAGACGAAGAAGCGCATTCATATCTGAATGACTTTGGACTACGTAATTCCAAATGAGCTGCGGGGTTGCACTGTGTTTGTTTACTCGAATTATCCATGGCTGTAAATGGAGCGAATAAGATGATGGCGCCGCTGACCTCGTGCCCCAGTTTTTCTGCGTATTAGTAACTGGGGTTCCATCAAATGTGCAGTGAGCTCCCCGATCCTGTGTGCTCAGGATCAGGCTTGTTTTTATCCCGTTCTGGGGGAGGTTTTGTTCTCCAAACATGCTTTTTGATATAATTTGTGGTGTGCATAACCACGGGTTCAGGGTTCCCATCCCTGACCCTATAATGTGCCCCTTAGCCCCACGAAGATTGTTGGCTAGACAAACTCCCCAGGCGTAGAAAGCGGTGTAAGCACCTCCCAATCTCAACAATATCATCGAAATTGGCCGATGCACAGAATAATGAGCCCCCAGTAGTGCGTCACTGGGCAAAATTCCGGTCCCGTTCTCTCTCAGAACTCCTGGTTCTAGGTCGTCAACTTAGGGTGGTTGACTGGGTGCAGGCGACACTCCATGAATGCATGGATACAGAGTAAGTTTAATGACATTTCAGGTCATCCACACCACAGAGTGACTGGTTCTAAGTGTGGAAAAGTCATGCGTTGACCCTAGCTACAACCTTCCCGAGGGAAACTGTTGTTCAGACAGCATTGTAGGTTTTTAGGTAGCGTACGAAACGCAGCAACAGTAGCCATAATTCCTGTCGCTGGGGATTATCCCTAGAAAATAGACAAGAT